GGTCGGGCTGTCGACATCATCGTCCACCGTGATCAAAACTTCGGCACCGCTGCCGTTGCTTGGCGACAATTGCAAAATCGGCGCGTCGATGTCCGCAACAATCGCCGGCAGTGATTCGTCTTCGACGTAAAATGTGCCGCCTTTGATCACGACAACTTCTTGGAAAACTCCCTTTTTTCGCACTATCTGAAGTTGCTGAGTGCCAAGGCCGACGGTTCCCGCAGTTGCTGAGGTCAACGAAAACAAATCGTTGGTCATGCCCTGGTGTTCGCCGGCCACGTCGACCCTGTCAATCGTCCACGCAATCACACCGACAACGTCGGTGGTTTGTTTGAGAATTACAGTGAAAGTTCCGCCGCTGCCGGAAGATGGCGCAAACTCCAGCTCTGGGGCTTTGCGGCCCAGCTTTGCAAGCCCGGCGCCGGGCGTTGCCTCGCCCAGCACAATCGGCGCAGGGTCGCCAACAAAATCGCTGGCGTCGAATGACACGATCGGCGGGCTTCCAAACTGAACCCGCGGACAAACGCGAACCAGATTAATTGGATTCGTTGCTTTTAGAACCAGGCTAGTGCCATTCAGCAATTCAGCCACGCAATTATCTGGCGCACCAGGTATGCCATCAAGCGTGACCGTCAACGTGTTTTTGAGTGATCCGCATTGGCAGCCGCACGTCCCAGAATGCGGATTAGAAAACCACAGCATCAGTCATTCCCAAACTCAACGGCAGTCAGATACCAGTCGTTGTTGGCGAGCGTTGCTATTCCATACCTCAATTCTTGGCAACCATTAAAAATTGCCGCCAAGTCATTTTTGACTTGTAGCTTCAGGCCGTTCGTGTCGCGAACGTCGCACGTTTTTGTCGTGTCCCGTGGCCAGTTCTCCGTGAATTCAATCACAGCAGTGCGGCCCGGCATTCCCAAATGAACCATGCCCCATTGCCGCTCCGAATCAATCGACCCGGCAACGTGCAGGATACGGGCTGGCCCATACGGCGCAATTTGCAGCTCTTCTACAGACCCAAACCCCAACGCGTAGTTAAAAAATGTAGACGTGACTCGGAACCTCGCAGCGACAACGCCGCTGATCGCCACTCGCCCGATCTCGTTTTGCTTGATTGGCTCAACGGCAATGGCAAGCGTGCTCGTGTCCGTGTAGCCGCCGTCAATATTCTTCAAGCCGTTAAAAACTGGCATCCGCTGAAATTGAACTGTCGCGTTGTCGGTCAAAACGCTGGTCGGTTCAATAACTGGCGTGGTCAGCCGCATGTTGCCACCAACGGGCACCGCTTCGCCAGTTTCGTTTTTCGCCAAAATCCAGGTATAGGGTAACGCCTGCCGCGGCACCTCTTCGCCTTGCACGCCTCCCAGTGTTTTTAAAACAACGTCGGCGGCATCTTGGGCACGGTTCCAGGCCTTGGCAGAAAACGCCGTCTTCAGGCTCTGGCCCGGTTCCACGCGACCGTCGTTGCGGCGGGCCATCAGTTCACTCCAATCCCGAGGCCGGCAAAATTGGATTCGCGGTAGACCTGGTTGACGTACACAGCCTGCGGCCGCTTGATCAGCGTGTCTTGGTCCGTGTCATTGGCGTACAGCACCCAAAGATATTCGTGGGACCACGGCCCATCGCCCTTGTCCTCATCCCACTGCTGGCTGCCGCTGGCCCCTAAAAACAGCACCTCGCCAGCGGCAAACCCGCGAAACGCACCGTCGTTTACGGTGCCGGTCAATCGGTGCAGGGCTTTGATGTAATCGGTCGACACGAATCGCGTTGGCACGTCATACGATTCGGTCCACGTCAGCTGCGGCACCACAATGTCCACGCCGTTGATCGTGTCGGTGGTGACCGCAATCGCCTTTTGCTGGTTTGGCGCGTTGTCACCGTATCGGGTTTCGGTGATGCCCTGCGTGATGTGCTGCGTGGCTCCGCCGGTGTCGAACGAGCGGCCACGCTTTAGCGGGTCTTGGTTTTGATCGTCTTGGCCACCCATCGACGTGTAGGTGGCTTCGAGCTGATAGGCTTCGTCACCCAGGTATTCAAGGGTGTAGCTCTCCAAGTGCAGCTGATTAAGCGGCTGGCCAGGATATTGCCAGAACAGGTATTGCGCCCACAGCGTTTGCGAAACATCGGCGTGGGCCAGCAAGTCGTCAGACGTGCCGAATAGCTTCCATCGCTTGATGTAGCTGGATTGCATCCGCCGGCCCAGCCGGCCGATCGACGCCGACCGGCTGCCTTCGGTGTCTTCAATCCAGGTCAGAATCGACATTGCCTACTCCACCACCGTGCCGACGTTGTCGCGCCGCGTGTTCTCTTCGATTTTCTTTTGGACCACGTCGGTCTGTGCTGGGCCGGGCTTCGTGTCCGGCTGATTCCGAACGTCTTGATTGTTCCCCTCGCGGGCCTGCTCGGCCCGCTGCTTGTCCAGTTCAATCGCCCGATCGTCGATCTGATCGGTGAGCCTCTCGATCACATCAGCCGAGGCCCCGGCGGCCTCCAGCTGCTTGATCTGGGCGGCCAGCTGCTGCAACTCTTCGAGCGTGCCGGCTTGGGCGATGCTCGGCAGCAGGTCCACGCCCTGGCGGTTCGCGGCCAACTCTTGGCGTTTTTGGTCCAGCCGGCCGGTTGTCTCGGCGATCCCGGCTTGGCGTTCTTCGGCCCGCTGGGCAGTGCGAGCCGCTCGGTCGGCTTGCGCTTGCTCGTTTGCCGAAATGCGGTCGTCTTGCCTGCGAAACCTATCCCTGGCGTCTTGTGAGTTTTGCCGGCCAGCCTCCAGAACGCGGCCAGCGATGCCGGGCCGCTGTTGGCGGCGTTGCTCCTGGCGGGCCTGCTGCTCGTTGCGGATTTTGTTGACCCGCTCTTGCGTGTCTTTGGCACCGGTAATGAAACCCTGCACGCGGGTCCACGCAATCCGAATGTTCGTCACGAGGCTGTCGAAGGTGTTCAGAATCCCGTTTATTACGTTGTCGACGATGCCCTGCACGACCGCGAAGCCTGTCCGAAACCCTTGCCGCAAATACGAAAACAGCCCGTCGACGGCGTTAATCGTGAACGTCGAGACGTTGCCCCAGACGTTTTGCAGGTACTCAATGAACGGGTCGGTGTAGGACATGATCGCGGCGATGCCGCGCTGCCAAACCGCTTGAAGCCCCAGCCAAGCCACTTCGGCCGCCCCGGCCATGTCACCGACAGCCAGCGCGTCGGAGATGCCGCCAAAGGTCGTGGCCGAAATGTCGTACAAATCGCCAAACACCTGCCGGGCATCAGCCAGCATCGTGCCGAACGCCTGGCCGACGGCGTTGCCAGCTCCGCTGGCCATCTCGCCCAGCCCGCTGAACGCTGACTGCATTTGCTGGCCCAGCTTGGCGAACCCGCCGGCAGCCTGCACGGCCAAAGCAGCCGCGGCAGCAATGGCAGCACCGATGGCGATCAGCGGTGCGTTTGCCACCGCCCAGGCGGCCGCCGTGGCGGTCGCCGCCGCGATCGACTGGGCGGCGTAAGCCACGGTCCCGACCGTGGCTTTGACTAGCCAAACCAGGATCTGGGCGGTCGCGGTAGCGATGCCCTTCAGCGGACCGATGACCAATCCGGCAGCCTTGGCCAGCCCGCCCATGCCAAACGCTGCTGCTTGCAGGGTGACGCCCAGGCCGATAAGCCCGCCGCCGATGGCGGCCACCGCCGCCCCGCCTTTGAGAACCGACACAATCATGTCGGCGTTGTTTTTGACGAAATACGACACCCGGCCAGCCACCACGCTCAACGTCTTGGATAGGTCGGTGAAGATGGGTGCCACTGCCGAACCAATCTGCACAACAATCGCGCCCATGCCTCGCTTAAGCGAATTCATGGCGTCAGTCAGGGCGGCCGCCTTGTCAGCTGTCTCCTGGTCGAAGATTAGCCCCAGCCGTTCGGCCTCGGCCCGCAGTTCGGCCATGCCGGCTTCGCCAGCGTCGATCATCGGCAGTAGCGCCGTGCCTGCCCGGCCGAAAATCCGTTGGGCCAGAGCGGCCCGCTCGCTGGCGTCTTCGACGTTTCCAAGCGCCGCCGTCAATCGATAAAACTGCTCTTCAGGTGATAGGCCTTCCAGGCTTTTGGCCGACACGCCCAGCATGGCAAACGCATCATTGGCGCTCTTCAAGCCCATGTTTGCGTCGAGCAAACTCGACTGCATCCGCCGGATGCCTTTTTCCAGACTGCCCAGGTCCGTGCCGCTTTGTTCGGCGATGAACGACAGGGCCGACAGGGCCTCGGTGGAAATGCCGGTGCGCAGGGCCATTTTTTGAATGGCGTCGCCGGCCGACGCGAACGACGTGGCGGCCCCGGCCAGCGTGCCCGCCACGGCAGTCCCGGCGGCGGTCAAAGCCGCGCCAGCAACCTGAAAGTTGCGGCCTAGCTTGCCGACCGACTTTTGCAGGTCACCCAGCGCCCGCTTAAAGGCCCGCGGGTCTGCACCGATCTCGACGAACGCCCGACCCGCTCTAACTCCCTGTGCGCCCGCCATTTGGTTTTCCGAATAGTCGCTCTAGGTCCGCCTGGGTGGCCTGCCTGGCCGGCGGCTTTTTGGCGAACGGGTGAAAGTCGTAGGGTGATTTGGCAGCCTTGTTTTTCCCGCGGTTCAGGTTGTAAGTCAGGGCAAGGATGTTTGCGGTGTGCCACCAGTCCGCTTCAAGCCGCGCGTCCCTCGCTTGGCAGAGTTGGCGGAACGTCCATTGGCCAGGGTGGCATCCGAGGATGCCGGCCGCCTCCCAGATGGCAT